GCCATGGGCCATCGCCCACGAGACAAAGTTGCGCAGGTTGTGAAGGTCCAGCAGGTAGCCCAGCGCCCGCATTTCGGTCGGGTCTTCGGCAGCCGTGGCAGACAGCGCCATGCTTCGGAGGCCGCAGAGCTTCGCTCCGACGACCATTCTCGCGTTCTGGGTGTACGCCCCCTGCGCCCGGTGGACCTCGTCCCAAATGACGAGCGACCCGGGGGCCAGCCTCCAGATGAAGTCCTTGCCGACCCAGCCGCCGTAGGGAGTCGTGCCACGACGCAGCTTTTCGTAGTTGATGACGTCGACCACCTCGACCCCCTGCTCGGCAAAGGTGCGCCTCCAAGACGGAACGACGACCTTCGGGCATACGACAAACGCCGGCACGCCCAGCCGCCTAGCCACTTCGACCGCGCACAGAGTCTTGCCCGTGCCGGTGTGGGAGCTGTTCAGTGCTGCCGCGGTAGGACGCGACGCCAGAATCTCAACAAGCGCCTCGATAGCCGCCTGTTGCTTTGGGAATGGGGTCATCATGGCACCAAAAACCCACGCGACACACAGTGCCAGATGAGAAGGGCGTCCGCCGTTTTGAGCGTTACTTTGTGGCTAGGGTACAAAGACGCGGCGTGGTCGCGCAGTTTGCGCTTCCACTGAGCCTTCTCCATGCCCGAGGCGTTGCCGATGCTGAGTAGTGTCTGCCACCTCTGGGGGCGAATCTGCTTGCACCTCAGCTTCAAGGCTGCCACGACACCCAGCAGCACGCCGAAGTTCGCCCCGAAGGTGAACATGCGGCTGCCCGGCTGGGGAGTCCCGACGAACCCACCAACGGCTTCGACGAAAACGTAGATGTCCTCGTGCTTTGCTACCAAGCCCTCGAGGAGCTCGACGAGCGCTTCTGCGCTACTCGGCATTGCGGCGAGCGTTGGGACACCGCCTTGTGGTCCGTAGGCGATTCCGCCGCTGACGCCCGGGTCGATAGCCACGATGAACATTACTTGGTTCCTCCCTTGCTGACTCGCTCCGACTCTTCCATAATCCAGCGCGTTACGAGGCAGCTGACCGAGGTTTTGCAGGCTAGGGCGAGCAGATGCGCCTTGTCACGCACGTGCCCTTCCAAATACAGGGTCAATTTTTTGGGGTCACTGATAAGTTTAGGTCTTCCCATAAGGAGTTCTATACGGCGTTTGTGGATAAGTCAACCCTGATTCTGAACAGGGCGGAACGCGTCAAGATCGGAGGGCACGATCGAAAACCACTTCTTGGCGTCCTCCGGCGAGGCAAGGCTTTTGTAGGTGTTCTGAAGGACAGTGAGAGAGTGTCCGCACTGCTCAGCCACGTGAGCCGCGTCCCGAGTCAGCTCCACGGCGTAGCTGACATAGCTGTGGCGCAAGCCGTTGAGGGGCCACTTGAGACCGAGCCTTTTGCACAACCGGCATCGCTTCATGAGGATGTGGTTGTTGTAGAAGAACCCATCTTCCGGCCAGAAATTTTTGAGCCACAGAACGAGGTTGTCGGACATGTGAACAACTCGCCGCCTCCGGGTCTTCGTGACTTCCGAGGACAGGAAGATGAGCCGCCGCTCAAGGTCAATGTTTGCGGTACCCAAGCGGGCAATCTCCTCGGTGCGCAGTCCGCCGAACCCGCCGAGCGCAAGGTACGGAATGACCTCCGGCTGGCTGAACTTGGCCGCAGCGAGTAGGCGCAGCATGTCGTCGGGTTTGATGATTCCCGGCTCTTTGGTGCCGACCTTCCTGACAGTGTCCGACTTCTGCACCGCATGGCGGGTGTCCGAGTCTACCCACCCCTGCATCTGGCACCACGTGAAGAAGCGGGACAGTACGGCGCGCTCGTTGCGGCGGCTGACGAGGTCGCGGAACTTAGACAGATAGGCGTTGATCTTCTGCACGTTGATGGCAGACAGCGGCCCCTCGTGGGCCTTAGCAAACTTTTGTAGACGGTAGGATGCCGTAGACACATGGGCCTTGCTCAACTCCCGAGCCGTCATCGACGCTTGGTACGCCGCGACTGCATTCGCCACCTGAATTTCCTGAGCGGTTTTGTGCTTCTTGACGTAATCTTGGACGACCTCAAGGAGGGTCGCCTTGCCATCCAGAAGGTGCTCGCAGGTAACGTAGTACGCCAACTTGTCTCTGGTGACCATGCTGTGGATGTCTTCGAGGCGCTTCATGCTCGAAATCAACTCTTGCGCCCGGTCCAGAGCCTTCTGTTCGATGGACGTCTTCTCCTCTCTCCACCCACCGCCCTGCTTCCAGCGAATCTTGTAAATGTCTCTTGGCGGCGTGTTCGGCGTCGGCACAAACACCGACCGGTACACGGTCACCTTTCCGAATTCGTTCTTGAACACACGAGGGTATTGAGGCATAGTATCTGTATTCTATACGTATGCAAAAACGTAAGTCAATCAAAAATCTCGAGAAAGCCGCGTTGGACGCCCCCATGCAGAGCGGCCCGCCTGACAAAACGGGGACAAAGACAGTAGATCACGCGGCTCCCATCGTGCTTGGGGACAGAATCAAGGTCTATGGACATTTTTTTCCGCGGGCAGAGTTTCCGAACATGCTGGCGGTAGAGCTTTGGTGTTTCCTGCACGGCCTCACCCCTGAGGTTGGCGGGCTTGGGAAGTTCGAACATTTCCGAAACGCCGTCGACCTGTGGTTCAACGACCCCAAAGTCGAGTGCCACAAGAGGTTTGAGTGGCACCCGTGGGCCGTCGAGATGGGCCGAGCCGCTTGCGACAACCAATACCTCGCCATTGCGGGCTGCGCAAGCTCGGGCAAGACGGACTTCGCGGCCATGTGGGCGCTCATCAACTGGCTGGCCGCACCTCTGGACACCATGGTCCTCGTCACATCGACGACCCTGAAAGACTCCCGACGCCGAATCTGGGGCTCCGTGCGCGAGTACTTTCAGGCGCGCCCCGGGCTCCCCGGCAAGCTCGTTGACTCGTACGGCCTGATTCGACTGGACGACCCTACCGGCAAGTTCCAAGGCTCGGACCGATGTGGAATCTCCCTCATCGCCGCCGAAAAGAAGATGGAAAAGGAGGCGGTCGGCAAGCTGATCGGCTTCAAAAACCGCCGCGTCATCATGGTAGCGGACGAGTTGCCGGAACTTTCCGAGGCAATTCTCGAAGCGTGCTACGGCAACTTGTCGAGAAACCCGGAGTTTCAGCTCCTCGGCCTTGGCAACCCGAACAGCTACTACGACGCGTTCGGCCAGTTCTCGAAACCGAAAGCCGGCTGGGCCAGCATCAATGCCGACTCTCATTTGTGGGAAACCGAGCGTGGCATGTGCCTGCGCTTCGACGGCAAACTGTCCCCCAACCTAGTTGCCGGGAAAACCATCTACCCGTACCTCCTGACCCAAGAGCGGTACGACGACGATGTCCGCCAGTTCGGGGAAAACTCCGCCACCTTCTGGCGAATGATTCGAGGCTTCTGGTCCCCGACCGGCACGCAGGAGTCTGTGTACAGCGAGGCCGACATCATCCGCTCCAAGGCGGACGAGAAGGTCATCTGGGTCGAGCCTCCCCTTCGACTTGCCGCCCTCGACCCGTCCTTCACCAACGGCGGGGACAGAACCGTAGCCGTCATCGGTTCCTACGGCACAGCCCTGACCTCCGACAACGAGACCGTGACGGTGCTGCAGTTCGACGAGTTCCACACCCTGTACGAGGACATCCTAGACAAAGGGACACCCCGCACCTTCCAGATCGCCACCAAGTTTCGGAACCTGTGTCTGGAGAACGGCATCGCGCCGGAGAACGCCGCGCTGGACGCCAGCGGTGCCGGCACCCCCTTCGCCGACGTCCTCTCGACCCTGTGGTCCAACAAGGTCAACCGCATCAACTTTGCCGGGCGCGCCTCGGAGCTTCCCGTCAGCGCCTTCGACCGCACCCCCTCGCGCGACCGCTACGCCAACCGCGTGTCGGAAATCTGGTTCTCCGGGCGCGAGCTGATGCACATGGGCCAGCTCAAGGGCGTCACTCCTGACATGGCACGAGAGATGTGCGCCCGCCTCTACAAGACGGAAAAGAGCAATACGACACGAGTTCGCGTCGAGTCCAAGCCCGACATGAAAGCGCGCACCAACGGCATCTCTCCCGACGTCGCGGACGCCGCGTTTATTCTTGTCGACTTGTGCCGCTCTAAGTTTAAGATGGAGTCGGTAGCCAAGGCCGCTGATCGACCAGCGGGACGAGGGGCCGACTGGAAAACGCTCGCTCGTAGGTACGACGTAGTGAGCCGCTCCGGCCGACGCCTCCGGTGACAATTCTCCTTGACGTCCGAAACCTACGTATTATCTAAGACCGATGTCCGCCCCGACCCCCCTTCCGATCGACGACTTGATGCTCGAGACCGCCCCTAAGAAGGGCAAGCCGCCGGCGACGCGCCTCAAAGACGCTCGCAGCGCTCACGAGCTCTACCGCACGCTGGTTGAAGCTGACGACAGTTCGTCGGCAAACCGGGCAGCGTTTCAGGCCATGTTCGACGGCGAACCCCCGTACAACGACGAGGAGCTTGAGGCCGCGGCCCAAGGCTACCGAACCAACCTGAACTTCGGCGAGGCCGAGACGCTCCTTGAGCAGGCTCAGGCTGCGTATGTTGACATCTTGCACTCGGTCGAAAACCTCGTGTCGGTCAAGGTTACCGAAGGCGAAACCGCCAAGCGAGTCGAGTGGGAGGACATCATCTCGGATGAAGTGACCTGTGCCATCCGCGCGTGGCCTGCGTTCAACTACAACTACCTCGCCAACTGCCGAAACTTCATCGCTGACGGCGTCTCGGTTTCGTTTTTTGAGAACGAGCTGGACTGGCGTTGGCGCGTGGCCGCACTGTCTGACTTCCGCATTCCCCGTCAGACCCCCGCCAGCGAGTCCGAAATCGAAGTCGCCGCCTGCACTCGCTCATTCCAAGCCCATCAGCTCTACCAGTTCGTCAAAGACCCCAAGGTAGCGGAAGAGGCCGGCTGGAATGTCAAGGAAGTTCGCAAGGCTATTTCCGAGGCGCGGTCATCCCCTCAAGCCACTTATGACGAGTGGGAAAAGACGCAGCGCGAACTGAAGAACAACGACATTTACTTCGGTGCCACTGCTTCCGAAATCAAGGTCGTGCACCTTTGGGTGCAGGAGTTTGACGGTAGCGTCAGCCATTTCATCATCCGCGAAGACGGCGGCAGCGAGGACTTCCTCTACAAGAAGCTGTCTCGATTCCCCTCCATGGACCGGGCCCTCGTCTTCTTCACCTACGGCATCGGCACCAACGGCACCTACCACAGCATCCGCGGCCTCGGGTACAAAATCTACCCGCACGTTCAGGTGTCCAACCGCCTCCGCTGCCAGCTTGTCGACGCTGCGCTTCTTGCCTCAACCGTCCTCACGCAGGCCGAGTCCGAAGAAGCGGCCGAGCAGATGGGCTTGATCTACGGCGGCTCGATCTCGATGCTGAGCCCCGGGACCAAGACGATTGATCGTAACCTCCCCAACCTCGGCACGGCCGTCATGCCCGCGATCAGCGACATGAGCGCCCAGCTTCAGGCCCGCGCTGGTGGCTACACGAGCAACGCCCTCAACGACACCCGCGAGCGCACCAAGTTCGAAGTTGCCACACAGCTCGAGCAGCTCTCCCGCCTGTCCGTCACCTCGCTCAACCTGTTCTACGAACCGTGGCAACGCCTTCTCCGCGAGGCCACTCGCCGCTTGCTTCGCCGCGGCTACACCCGCAACGAGCCCGGTGGCCGTTCGGCTCGCGACGTCAGGCTCCGCTGCATGCAGCGCGGCGTGCCCCCGCAGGTCATCGACTCCGTCGACTTCGACCGCACCGTGGCTGTTCGCGCCGTTGGCGCCGGCTCTCAGGCCGCCCGTCAGCTTATCTACTCGGAGCTCGACGCGGCTCGCGGAGACATGGACGTTCAAGGTCGTATTCAGTTTGCTCGCGACCGCGCCGCCTCGCGTATCGGCTGGGACAACGTCGACAAGTACATCCCACAGGTGCCGGATGCCCGACCGACTACCGACGAACGCTTCGCCGAGATCGAAAACAACACGCTTGAGTTCGGCGGCGAAGCCACCGCTCGTCCCAACGACCTGCACTCGGTTCACATCCAAGTTCACCTTGCACGCTTGCAGAAGCGCGCGGAGGGCGTCGACGCTGGGCAGGAAGAGCTCAAGGCAGCTGCGGTCCCGATGCAGCGCATCCATCAGCACGCCGTGCAGCATCTGGAGATGTTGGTGGCGGACGCAGCGGGTGGCTCGGAGGTCAACCTGTTCCGTCAGCAGCTTCAGCAAGTGGGCGAGTACATCTTCAACGGCATCAAGCAGCTTCAGGCCGAACAGGCCCAAGCCGCCCGACAGCCGGCTCAGCAGCCGACACAGGGCGGCGCGCCGCCTGACCAAGACGTCGCACTCAAACAAATGTCTCACGTTGCGGAAATCCAACGGGAGATGGAGAAACACCGCGTCCGACTTCGGTCTCTCGAAGACGAACACAACCTCCGCATGGCCCTCAAAGAACGCGAAGCTGCCCTCAAACAGGCTCTCGACGACGCCGATGCCGCCGCCAAGATTCTTCGCAATACGCCCAACCAATAAAAAATGAGTCTTCGCTACACGGCACACAAGGCCCGTTGGTTCTCCGACGAGGCAAAATACTCGGAACTACGCGCACTTCTAGCCCACCCCGTGCTAGAAGAAGCTCTGCAGCTGACCGCTGACGCGGGCCTGCCCAAGCTTGTTGCCTCGGAACACACGCCGACCGAGCGCCTCAGCGCTCTCGCTATCGAGCAGGCCCGGGTTGCCGGGTGGCACGAAGCGTTGAACTACCTTTACCGACTGACTTCTCCGTCGGTACCGACCCCTCCGCACGATCGTAAATCGTGGGCCCATAAAACCAAGCAAACCACCTGAACTAAATGAGCGAACCCGCACTGCCTATCGACACCCCAGTCGACACCACCCCCACCTCCTCGACCCCTTCGTCCCCAGCCTCGTCTGGGACAACTACCCCATCTTCCGCTGACGATTTTTTCAGCGCCATCGACTCGCATTTCGAGGACAGTGGCACGACGTCAGCGCCTAAAGACAAGCCTGCCGCAAGCACTGAGTCAAGCTCTGAGCCTGAGGACAAGAGCGAAAACAAGGACACCGGCGAGAAAGTTGTCTCGCCCAAGGCAAAAGACTTCAAGCTGGTCAAGGAGGCCAAGGCTGCCGCCGAAGCAAAGGTCTCCGCACTGGAGTCCCGTGTCAAGGAACTGGAAGCCGCCGTCGAAGGCGCAAAGACGAACCCCGAGTACGAGGCCGCCAAAGAACGCCTAGCGTTGGTGGAAAAGGAGCTTGCGGCGCACCGCATCGAAGCTACTCCCGAGTACTCCAAGGTCGTGCTGGAGCCCCTCCGAGTCATTCAGGACTCCACCGAGCGCCTCATCGCCAAGTACAAGCTCGACCGTGACCGCGTCATCGACGCCATGGCCGAGGCAGACCCAGCCGCTCAGACCGACCTCGTCGCGGATGTCGCTGCCGGGATGAACGAACTCGACCGCATGCGCTTCTACCAGATGGTCGACGACTTCTCCCAAGTTCTCATGAAGCGCGAACAGCTTCGGACCAATGCCGAAGCCGCGTGGAGGGAGATCGAAGCGTCTCGCGCCGCCCAGTCGGAGCAGTTCCGCAAGCAAACTGAGCACCAGTGGAAGGACAATGCTGAGAAGATTTGGGACAAGCTCAAGTCCAAGATTCCGGGCTTCGAGTCTCTGCCGAAGATCGACGAAGTCCGTGCGACGGTTTTTGACCCGGCCAACGCTCAGCAGGCCATCGACATGCAGGTGTACTCGCTTGCGGCCGCTCACCTCGTTCCGCGCCTCGCCAAAACTCTCGAGAGCCGTCAGTCTCGAATCGAGGAGCTAGAGGCCGCGCTGGCGAAGTACAAGAGCGCTACCCCTTCCGCCGGCGCCGGCGGCACTACGGACTCGTCCGACGAGGACCCGAGCGCGGACTTCCTCTCTTCGCTGGAGAAACGCTTCCGCTAACCTACAAACGAGAATCCCCCTGACGGAACAACCAAACCGTCAGGGGGATTTTTGTAGAGCACACCATGCCAGATTTGCCCGAGACCAAGCGTTGCACAACTTGCAGAAGAGTCAAGTGCACTTCTGAGTTCTGGAAGAATCGGAGCAACTCTTCGTCCATGTTGCGCGGTTCGTGCAAACGGTGCGAACGGAAGAAGCAACGGGAGGCACGCGTGCGGGATACGGAAAGCTTCGCAGGTCTGGCTCGCGCCTTGATTCGCTACAAGTTGATTCGGGCGCGCTACATGTCCAAGATCGCCAAGACCAGAGAGGAAAAGCGACTGTCAAAATTCGACTTGGACCCGGCATGGTTTATCGCTCAGTGGGAAAAACAGGACGGGCGCTGCTTTTACACCAAGGTCCCGCTCTCGAAAGAGCCCGGACCCTACAAGATTTCGATCGACCGCGTCGACTCATCGCTCGGCTACCTGCAGGACAACTGCGTCCTCGCGTGTCTGGCGGTCAACATCATGAAGAACCAAGCCGAAGTGGAGGAGTTCGTCTGGTGGTGCC